CGTACTGGCACGTGCTCCTAGCTATTCTAAGCGATGAAACAGGCTACCAGCTAGGTGAGGTTAAATATCTCGTGAAGTCTACTGTGATGGGCCTAGAAACCGTTTCTGTAGGCACTAAAACGGTAGAGGTGGTTCAGAGTAGCGAAAAACAGGATAGAGAGAACTATTCTAAGCTGATCGAGGCTACTCATCAGATAGCAGCAGAGGCTGGAATTGTTCTACCATCGGCAAGGTGGCAGGGAGAGCTGGATTGAGGCAGAAAAAATGCAAGTCGTGTGGTAAAGGATTTCAGGCTGCTAACTCGCTGGTTAAGGTTTGCAGCTTGCAGTGTGCTTTAAAGATAGGCAGAAAGAAAGCAAAGGAAGCCAAGAGTAAAGAGTACAACAAGAGAACGCGGGATCTGAAGAAAGAGCATAGAGATCAAGATAGATCGTGGTGGTTGAAGTCTGCGCAGAACGCTTTTAATGCTTATGTGAGAGAACGGGATAAGTGGGAGCCATGTATCTCATGCGGTCGTAATCACGAGGGGCAATGGCACGCAGGCCATTATCGTACAGTAGGCGCTCATCCAGAGGTCAGGTTTCACCCGTTTAATAACAATAAGCAATGCGCACCATGTAATAACCACAAATCGGGGGATATCGTTAATTACAGAGCTAATCTTAAGGTTAAGATCGGAGAGGATAATCTAAACTGGCTTGAGGGATATCATGAGCCGGTAAAGTGGACTATTGATGACCTGAAAGAAATTAAGGCTTATTACATGGAGCAGCTTAAAATACTCAAGAGTATGGATAGCTTTGATAGGTGGACAGATGGATTGTGATGTGTGTTATGATTGCTTCACTCAGTTAGTAACGGGGTTTATTTATGGCTGGTAGCCAAGTTGAAAATGTAGCAGTCGGTGATCTGTTACCGTATATTAATAACGCTAAAACACATCCTGAAGAGCAGGTCGTGAAGATTGCTGCATCGATAAAAGAGTTCGGCTTTAATGCTCCGATACTTGCCGATGAAGGTAATCAAATTATTGCGGGCCACGGTAGATTGCTGGCTGCAAAGAAACTCAATATGGATACAGTTCCGGTTGTTCGACTGGATCACTTATCAGAAACGCAAAAGAAAGCATATATTCTCGCAGATAACCGACTGGGTGAGGTCGGTGGCACTGAATGGGATTTGGATCTAGTATCTCTTGAACTTGAGGGATTGCAGGAGCTTGATTTCGACATTGATCTAACGGGTTTTTCCCTTGGTGACATTCAGCCAGAGGAAACTGAAGGGCTAACCGATGAGGATAGCGTTCCAGAAGTACCGGAGGAGCCGGTCAGTAAAGAGGGTGATGTTTGGATACTCGGTAAGCATCGTTTGATGTGTGGGGATAGTACTTCGATTGATGCGGTTGAGAAGTTGATGGATGGGCAGAGGCCCGACTTGATCCACACAGACCCGCCTTATGGGATAGGATATGGCGGCTCAGGGTCCACCCTTATTGCTTGCGAGAAAACCAACCGCAACGGGTATCTAATGGAACTAGACCCAAAATACAATGACGTTATTTTGCAGAGGTGGGCAGACTTTACGGGTAAAGACCCTGTAAGGGAAGATGATGGGGCAAAGTGGTCGGAATTGACCAAAGATTAAAATTACTCTATAGTGTTGATGTAATCATTATAGTGGAGTTTATGACATGGCTAGACCGAAACCGAACTTGACCGAGGAAGAATTAAAGGCGCGGCAAGCTGGATGGGTTAAGAAGTGGCGAGACAAGAACCCAGAGAAGCAAAAATTAGCTAGGAAGCGCGCTTATAATAACAGAAAAATAAAGGCAATGAATATGGTTGCCGAGCCTGTTTGTAACCAGTGCGGGTGTGATGAATTGGACTTCTTAGAGTTTAACCATATTGACGGTGGAGGTTGTAAGGACTGGAAAGAGAACGGCGGAAAATCGATGGCTGACAGAGTTGTAATGGGGCGTGACGTTAAAGACTTGGAAATCCTGTGCAGGCTGTGCAATGCGCTTGACCATTTAAGCAGGAAAAACGAGCCACAATCTATAAGGTTTAAGGTATTATGGAAATGAGCGATTTGATAGTTAAAAGATGGCAAGAGTTCACAGGAAAACAGGCGGTACATGAACAAACAAGTGTACTGTACAACAACATTCAAACGGTAGAATATAAAGAGGCTACTCATGGGTAGACCTCGCAAGACATTAACTAAAGAGCAGATCAAAGAGATTGAAAAGCTCGCAGCAGTGTTGAATCAGACACAAATAGCTGATTATATTGGTATTCCTGACAGAACGCTACGAGCTATTATGACCCGTGATGATGATGTATCTGCCGCGTATAAAAGGGGTAGAACAAAGGCCATTGGTTCAGTTGCTCAAGCACTTATACAACAGGCTCAGGCCGGTAATACAACAGCTATGATCTTCTATCTAAAGACGCAAGCAGGATGGAGAGAGAACGATAGAGAAGAGGGTGTAGATGTTTCGGCGGCACTATTAGCGCTAGTTCAGAAGCTGCCCGACTAATGACCCCACAAATGCAGAGAGAGGCTGATAGATGGTATCCACTGATAGACCATCCTGTTCAGTTAGACTTGGTTGCTTCTGTATCTCAAGGTATAAGGTTCCCCGTGGTCCCTGCTGGAAGGCGCTCGGGCAAGACAGAGCGTTTTAAACGGTTTCTTGCAAAACAGGCTATGAGTAATCCTAATGAGATTTATTTTGCTGCTGCCCCGACGCACGATCAAGCAAAGAAGATATTTTGGGATGATCTCAAACTGATGACTTTCAGTTCTGTTCACCCTAAAAAGCCTAGTGAATCAGAGCGTAAAATCTATATGCCTAACGGCTCTGAAATACACGTCATCGGACTAGATAAGCCACAGCGAATAGAGGGCATACCTTGGACTGGTGGCGGCATTGATGAGATAGCAGATATAAAAGGGGATGCGTGGGAGGTTAATATCCTACCAGCACTCAACACCGTAACACCGACTAGACCAGATTACAGGGCGTGGTGCTGGCTCTTGGGCGTGCCTGACGGGTTAAGCCACTATTACGATTTAGCGATGTATGCCGATAGTGGTATTGATCCTGATTGGGGCTATTTTCATTGGAAAAGTTCAGATATATTGCCTGCTGATGTGATTGATGCTGCAAAGCGTCAAATGTCTGCTAAACAGTATAAGCAGGAGTACGAGGCCAGTTTTGAGACAGCAAGCGGTAGGATCTATGAAGACTATTCAAAGGATAATCATACGACAGAGACTATACAGCCGCATGAGCAGCTGTTGTGGGCGCATGATCAGAACTACACGCCTCTGTCTTCGTGCGTTAGTGTTGTGCGTGAAAGTAAGCTGTATATTCTTGATGAGATTATTTTGGAGAGCGCCGTTTCTGAGCAGTCGGCGATTGAGTTTGTGGAGCGATATAAGGACCATAAGAATAAGCATGTAATCATCTATGGTGACCCAGCAGGTAAGGCAGGGGAGAAACACGGACAGCAGTCGGCATATACGGCGATGGAAGCAGTACTGCGTGATACAGGATGGAAGTACACGCGAAAAGTTAAACGTAGCCATCCAGCTATTAAAGATAGGCAGAACGCAGTTAGAGCAAAAATTAAGAATGCTGCTGGTGATATCAGTCTTTATGTGAATCCAGAAAAGTGCGAGTATTCAAACAAAGGGCTTTCTACGGTACAACTAAAGAAAGGCTCTACTTTTCTGGAAGATGACTCTGACAAATATCAACACATTACAACCGCAATCGGCTATCATATTGAAGCAGAGTGGCCTATCGATGCGCCCGCTACAGATCTGAAACTAACTTTTGTGAGATGAGAAAATGCCAGTAAATGACCCTAATGCAGAATATAGAAAGAATTTAGATGGCTGGACATTGGTCAGCGATTGTATTGAGGGTGCGAAAGAGGTTAAGAGTAAAGGGACGACATACCTCCCCAAGCCTAACCCTAACGACACAAGTGCAGAGAATACTGACCGCTATAATACATACAAAGAGCGGGCAAACTTTGTGAACTTCACTGGTCACACCAAAACAGGTTTATTAGGGTTGGTTTTCCGCAAAGATACAGATGGTGACCTACCACAAGCCATTGAATACCTTTTTGAGAATGCTAATGGCAGCGGCCTTACACTTGATCAGCTAACGCGTGACGTTATTGGAGAGACGTTAGAAGCAGGGCGATATGGTTTGCTGGTTGACTATCCAACGGCTGCTGGTGCTGTAACTAGAGCTGATGAAGTCGCTTTGAATCTGCGAGCTAATATCCTCGCATATCAGGCGAAGAGCGTTATTAATTGGCGTACTGAAATGATCGGCGGTGTAAAGAAATTATCTTTGGTGGTGCTGCTTGAGCAGAATGAGGTGATTGCAGCCGATGGCTTTATGTCGCAAGTAGAGGACCAATACCGTGTTTTACGCCTGACAGACGGCTATTACACCGTACAAACCTACAATAAAGATGGTGAGGCTATAACTGAAGAGATTGAGCCAAGGAAGTCCGATGGCGGTCGGTGGGACACAATACCGTTTGCCTTTGTCGGCGCTCAGAACAATGACGAATCTGTAGATAAAGCACCATTGATAGATATTGCAGAGGTTAATGTGGCGCACTATCGAAACTCTGCTGACTATGAGGATTCAAGTTTTATGGTTGGTCAGCCAACCCCGTTCGTAACCGGACTGTCCCAGTCTTGGGTTGATGGAGTTCTGAAGGGTGGTGTTGTTATTGGTAGTCGGCAAATGTTGCTGCTTCCAGAAGGAGGTAATGCAGGTTTAATTCAGGCTAATCCAAACCAGATGCCAGAGCGCGGAATGGAGATGAAAGAAGCGCAGATGGTAATGCTTGGCGCACGTCTTATCATGGATAACAAAGGCGTAGAGACGGCAGAGGCTGCACGTATTCGTTACAGTGGTCAGAATTCTTTGCTGGGGTTAGTTGTTGGCAATTCAGAATCTGCATTGATTCAGTGTATGGGATGGGCTGGTGAGTTCATGGGGTCATCTGAAGAAGTGACATACAAAATTAACCGTGAATTCTACGATGCTACTATAGATCCGCAGTCGATCATGGCTCAGATTCAATTAGTAGATCGTGGAGTAATCGCTGATACTGATCTGCGTACTAATCTGCGTAAGGGTGGATTGATTGAGGCAGGGCGTACAGATGAAGACATTGAGGGTGAAGCTGAAGACATTACAGGCTTTTAATGGCTGTTCATCCACAACTAGGAATTGATATTGATTTGATATTCTTGAGGTTTAGGCAGTTAATAGCTGAAAACAGTCGGCAGGTTAATCAATCGCAGATCAAGAATGCCCGTAACAAGCGAAAACGAAAGCGTAAAAAATGAGTACAAACCAATTTCTTATTGACGCATCAACTCGCCATGCCGTATTTCTTCAGCGTTATGCGGGTGGCGAGTCTAAGAAGGCCATCAAAACTCTAAACAGGTTACGCAGGGACATAAACGCCCGACTGTCACAAGAGCCAACAGAGTTCCAACGCAACCGATTATCAATCATTCTTGACGATATAGACCAGCTCTACTATCAGTCGTTTACTCCGCTAACTCAACAAATAAAAGCTGGCGCTCATAGTTTGAGTGCTTCAGAGGGTGCGTTTGCTGTTGATTTATTCAGCAAGGCAACCTCTTTTGATTTCATCCTACCTCCTGATTCAGCACTTATTGCTGCTGTAGAAGAGGCTCCTATGGCAGCGCCTGTTGGCATGAGTGCAATATCCATAGATGATGCTCTAGCTCAATACGGGGTAAAGAAGGCTGAACAGGTAAAACAGGTTATAACTGATAGCGTGGTTATGGGTGATACCACTCCAGACATCTCCAGAAAGGTTGGTCAGTTAATGACCACGCTGCATAGACGGCAACTAGACACTCTGGTTCGCACAATCACCAACCACACATCAAATGTTGCACGTAAAGCAGTATATGAACAGAATGATGATGTGTTGGATGGGTATCGGTGGGTTTCAACCTTAGATAATCGCACCACACTAATCTGCATGAGTAGAGATAATAAGGTTTATACGAATATTGGTATTGACCCTATGCCTCCTGCTCATTTTGGCTGCCGCAGCACAACTATTCCAGTGGTTAATCCTAAATACAATCTCGGCGCAAAGGTAACGGGGCAAAGAGCATCAAAAGGCGCGAGCGGTGGAAAGCCTGTATCTGCCAATAAATCCTACGGAACATGGTTGAAAACACAGCCAAGAGAGTTTGTTGATGAGGCTCTAGGCGCTGAGAGATCTAAATTATTCCGCGCTGGCAAATTATCTATAGACAAATTCGTTGATCCTACTGGGCGCGTTTACACATTAAGAGAATTAGAGAGAATGAATCCGTTTGTTTTTGCGGATATGTAACGTGGCAGTGCCACATAAAGAGTCAGTGACTCAAAGGAGATGATGATGTTTGTACGTTTGAACCGTGGATATTTTGATGAGGCTGGAGATGATGGTGGTGAGGGTGGTGGCGCTGGTGGTGGTAGTGAGCCAACGGTTGCCGAGTTACAGGCACAGATTGCTGCGCTTGGCGAGAGTCAAACCACACTACAGCAAGAGAACGACCGTTTGAATGGCAAGATTACAGAAGCCAACAAACACAAAAAAGAACAAGAAAGAGCAGCAAGGGACGCACAAAGAGCTAAAGCTGAGGCCGATGGTAACTATGAGCAGCTATTTAAATCTAGTGAAGTTGAACGCGAATCATTGACTCAGCAATTAACGGGTCTACAATCTTCCATAGAGAGTAAGGAGATAAATGGTGCCGCGATGCGAATTGCAAGTAATCTCGCAGAAGGCGCGAATATCGAATTATTATCT